ATGGGGACGCCGAGCCAGCGCAAATTCGTCGTTTACGCCGAGGGTCGCGACAAGATCTGCGACGGCGACCTCTTGTTGTTCCGCCGCCATGGGTTGATTTCGGCGGTCGGACGGGGCGAGCACAGTCACGCCGCCAAGGCCGCCTGGTGGGACAGCGACGCGTTCTGCCTGGAGATTCGCGAGTGGTACGGCGGCCGTGCCGTGACCCTCTCCAGTCAGGTGCGGCGCTATCCGGGCCGGATCGACGTGTTCGAGGTCAACCCCGACGACCGCTGGCCGAGCTACGACCGCCGCGGCGCGGTCCGCTTCATGCGGCGCCTGGCGGGCTGCGATTACGGCTACGCCGGGGTGGCGCTGGCGGCCCTGCTCCACTTGCCGGTCGTGCGGATGTTCGTCCGCGCCAGCGTGGACGACACCGCCGTCGAGCGCCGGCCGCCGTTTTGCAGCCAAGCCTGCGCGATGGCCGACCGGCTCGGCGGCGGGGTGGACCCTGTGCCCCATCTGGCCGACGCCCTGACCGAGCCGTCCGATCTGGCCCGCAGTCCGTTCTATCGATACCGCTTCACCCTGGTGCCGTGAATGTTCGCGTCCAAGGGGACTGGCTCCGTCGCAAGCCGCGTGGACTACGCCGATGACGCTTCCAGCGACGGTGCCTGTCCCCTTGGACGCACGAAAGGAGCCTCCATGAGCGCCAACGAATGGATCACGCTGATCGGGATCGTGATCTCGGCCGCGGCGGTGATCGGGCCGGGGATCGTCGCGGTCCACGCCAAGCTGGCCGTCGTGGCCACTCAGGTGGCGGACCTCTGCGACAAGGTGGAAAGACTCTCCTCCTCGCACGAAGAACGCCTCCGCATGTGCATCGACCATCAGTCCCGGCTCGATATGCAGGAATCCCAAATCGCCGACGTGATCGAACGAGTGCGGGAGATGGAAGGATGAGGGAGGTGGGGAAAGGATGAATGATGAAGGATGAAGGATGAAGGGTGGAGAATGGAGGATGAGAGGCTGCCGGAGAAACCCATGGCAGCCGTCCCCTCTCCCATTGGGAGAGGGTTAGGGTGAGGGCGGTTTTTTTGCCAGCACGATTTCGTCGTTTGCGCAGTCTCGGCATGCCCTCCCCCCCAGCCCCTCCGCCTACTGCCTACTGCGTACTGCCTACTGCGTACTGCCTACCATGCACATCCGCGATCGCATCAAAGAATTTCGCCGCGTTCCCGCTCGCCAATTGCGGCCGAATCCGAAGAACTGGCGCGTGCACCCCCAGAGCCAGCAGGATGCCTTGCGGGGCGTCTTGGCCGAGATCGGCTATGCCGACGCGCTGGTGGCCCGCGAGCTGCCCGACGGCTCGCTGGAGCTGATCGACGGCCACCTCCGGGCCGAGACCACACCCGATCAGGAAATGCCGGTGCTCGTGGTCGACGTGGACGATCAAGAGGCCGCCAAGCTTCTGGCCCTCTTGGATCCGTTGGCCGGGCTTGCCGAAACGAACCAGGATGCCCTGGCCGAACTGCTCGCCGGGGTGGAGACGGAAAGTGAGGCCGTGCAGAAGGTCCTCGACGAGCTGCTCGTCTCTCCCGATCCCGAGCTGGAAGACAGCAGCGAGACGCCGCCGCCGGAAGTGTCTATTCCCGAGGTGTTTCAGGTGGTCGTCGAGTGCCGCGACGAGGCCGACCAGAAGGGCGTATTCGAGCGTTTGACCGCCGAGGGCCTGAAGTGCAAGTTGCTGAACCTGTAGGGATTAGGGATTAGGGATTAGAAACCCCAGCGCTAGGCTTACGCGAAGCACCTTTGACACCCTACCCACGATCCTCAACCCGCAGCCCTCCCTAATCCCCAATCCCTAATCCCTGTCCCCGCCATGCCGCAAATCGACATCACCGTGAGTTGTCCCGTGTACGATTCGTTCCGGGTCCAGCAGGTGGCCGGGATGTTCGACGTACCGATCGCCCAGCGGGCGTCGGAGCGGTTCCAGGTCGACGTGCCGGAATTGAACGACGGCTGGCAGATCGGGCTCATCGTGGGGCCCTCGGGGAGCGGCAAGAGCACGATCGCGCGGGAGCTGTTTGGCGCGCGTCTGGTGCGCCGCGAACCTTGGCCCACCGATCGCGCCGTCGTCGACTGCCTGGGCGATCGGCCGATCAAGGAGGTCACGGCCCTGTTTACGACCGTCGGTTTCAGCTCGCCGCCGAGCTGGATCAAGCCGTACAGCGTCTTGTCCAACGGCGAGCAGTTCCGCTGCGACCTGGCCCGGGCACTGGCCCAGAGAGGCGGACACGGAGTCGGGAGTGTGGGAGTGGAGGAGAAGGGGAGCGGAGGAGTAGAGGAGGCTTTCCCCTCCGCTCCAGCGCTCCGCTACTCCTCCGCTCCCCTACTCCTCCACTCCTCTACTTCCCCCGTGGTGGTCTTCGACGAGTTCACCAGCGTGGTCGATCGCAACGTGGCGCGGATCGTTTCCGCGGCGATTGCCAAAGGGGTCCGCTCGGGCCGCATCGGGTGCCGGTTCGTGGCGGTCACGTGCCACTACGACGTGACGGAGTGGCTCGCGCCCGATTGGGTGATCGACATGGCCTCTTCGACGTTTGCCCGGAGGTGCCTTCAACGACCGGAAATCCACCTTGAGATCTTTCGTTGCCGGCGCCGTGTTTGGCGGATGTTTGCGCGCCATCACTATTTGACCGGTTCGATCTCCCCGTCGGCGCGGTGTTTCCTGGCCCTCTGGGAAGGCACGCCGGTGACGTTCTGCGCAACGATCCCCGTCCTCGGCCGGCGAAACCATTGGCGGGTCACGCGGATCGTCACCCTGCCCGACTACCAGGGCGTGGGCATCGGCATGGCCGTGCTCGAAGCCGTGGCCCAACTGCACCGCCGCGCCGGAAATCGGATCAACGTCACTGCCAGCCATCCGGCCCTGGTGGCCCATTGCCGCCGCTCGCCGCGGTGGCGGGCGGTGAGCGTGAAGCGGACCGGCTCGGCGAGCGCCAAACGCTTCAAGCCCAACTATCGCGGCTCCGGCGGCCGCGCGGTGGTCTCGTTTGAACACGTCGGGCCCGTCGAGAAATGGTAGGGTGGGTCGAGCGCAGCGAGCCCCACCATCGACAACCAGGCCAATTCCGGTGGGGCTCGCTGCGCTCGACCCACCCTACGACGCATGGGGAGTCAGCAGGAATGTCCAAGCGCGGCCGGCCTCCGGTGCTCGATCATGTGAAGAAGCGGGAGATCCTGGCGATCCTCACCGTGGGGTGCAGCCGGCGCACGGCCGCGCGGTACGTCGGCTGCGCGGCGGCGACCATCCAGAACACCGCCGACCGCGATCCCGAGTTCGCCCAACAGCTCCACCACGCCAATCACGCGGCCGAGATCGAGTATGTCAAGAACATCAAGAAGGCCGCCAAGAAGGAGCAGTATTGGCGGGCGGCGGCCTGGGCCCTGGAGCGGCTCAATCCCGAAGACTATGCCAAGCGGTCCCCCGGCAAGCTCACCCCGGAGGAGATGCAGACGTTGCTCACTCGTCTTGCCGAGATCCTGCTCGGCGAAGTGCCCGTGGCGCGGCATCGCAAGGAGATGCTCAAGCGGCTCCAGCGGCTCCTGGCCAAGATCGAGCCCGTCGCCGAGAAGCCCTTGCCGGAGAACGGCCATGATGATGAGTCGTGAGACGGCCTGCTTCGGCGAAGGCCCGGAACCGGGTTGGCTGGTCGACGTGCTCAAGGCATTCCAGCGCGAGCTTGCCCAACGGCACGGGTTGGCCCGGCGCCTGGCGGCCGCGCGCATCGGCTCGCTCAAGTTCCTGGCCTGGGCCCGGCGCCATCTGCCGCAGCACTTCGCCAAGCCGCCTTCCAAGATGCACGTCTGGCTGGCCTCCCGGCTTGACGTCATGGCCCGTACCCGCGGCGTCAAGCTCAACGTCCTCGGCCCGCGCGGCGGGGCGAAGTCGACCCTAGTCACGTTGGCCTACGCGCTGCGGGCCGCCGTGGAAGGATGGGAGCCCTACGTCTGGATCGTCTCCGACACCAAGGCCCAGGCGCATGCCCACCTGGAGAACCTCAAGACGGAACTCGTCGACAATTCCCAACTGGCCGCCGAATATCCTGCGGCGGTCGGGCGCGGGCCGGTGTGGCGTTCCGGGGCCATCCAGCTCCGCAACGGCGTACGCATCGAAGCCTTCGGCACGGGCCAGCGGATCCGCGGCCGGCGACACCGCGAGAACCGGCCCACGCTCATCCTCTGCGACGACCTGGAAAACGACAGCCATACAGTCTCCGCCCTCCAACGCGAGCACTCGCGGAACTGGTTCCACGGCACCCTCCTGAAGGCCGGCACGCCCAGGACCAACGTGGTCAATCTGGCCACCGCGTTGCACCGCGAAGCCCTGGCCGTGCAGCTCCATCACACGCCGGGCTGGACCTCGCGGATCTTCCAGGCCGTGGTCCGCTGGCCCGACGCCATGTCGCTCTGGGAACAGTGGGAGAGCCTCTACGCCGATCCTGAGAACCCCAACGCCCGGCACGATGCCCGGTCGTTCTACCAGGAGCACCGCGCGGGGATGGACGCCGGCGCCGCCGTCCTCTGGCCCGAGCAAGAGGATCTTTACACCCTGATGTGCATGCGGGCCGAGAGCGGCCGGGGGGCGTTCGAGCGGGAGAAGCAGAACTCGCCGATCCAGCCGGAGCTGTGCGAGTGGCCCGAGTCGTGCTTCGACGAGACGATCTGGTTCGAGGACTGGCCCACGGAGCTGGTCGTCAAGACCCTTGCACTCGATCCGAGCAAGGGGAGCGACGCCCGGCGCGGCGACTATTCGGCCTACGTCCTGCTCGGCGTGGACCGGCACGGCGTGCTCTACCTGGAGGCCGACCTTGCCCGGCGTCCGACCTCGCAGATGGTCGCCGACGGCGTGGAGCTCTACCGCCGCTTCCGGCCCGACGCCTTCGGCATCGAGGCGAACCAGTTCCAGGAGCTTCTCGGGTCCGAGTTTGAAGCCGAGTTCCAGAAGCAAGGGATTCTGGGCGCGAGGCCCTGGCTGGTCGACAACCGCGTCAACAAGCTGGTGCGGATCCGCCGGCTGGGGCCGTACCTGGCGAGCCGCCGCCTGCGTTTCAAAACAAATTCGCCGTCGACCGGGCTACTGGTGGAAGAACTCCGGACGTTTCCCGTCGGCGACCACGACGACGGCCCCGACGCCGCCGAAATGGCCGTCCGGCTGGCGGCCGAACTGCTCGAAAACCGATCCCCCGCCGACGCACTCGGCAACCGACTTCGGTTCGAGTGAGGATGAAGGATGAGAGATGAGGTTTTGCACAGCATCCCCTCTCCCTTTGGGAGAGGGTTAGGGTGAGGGCTGTTGCGCGAGAAAACGTTCCGCCAAGCCCTCACCCCCTGCCCCTCTCCCAAAGGGAGAGGGGAGTCGTTTGAGCCCCGGCACTTGTGCCGGACGAATCATCACAGACCAATAAGGACTGAACCCATGACCACCACAGAGCACGAACACACCAACCCCGCGACGTTCGACGCCGCGGCGCCGTCCGCCCCTCCGGCCGATCGCCGCTTGTCGCGACTGGAGCAGCAGTTGTTGGAGACGTTTGAGGATCTCTGGGACAACTACGTCGACCCGGCCGAGGTCCTCTACGATGCCGACGGCACGCGGTGGTCCGAGCTGGGCGGCGGACTCTCCGGGGGCGCCGCCTCCGGCGTGCCCTTCGCCAACGAGCAGCAGCTCCGCGAGATCCGCGATCAGTGCCGGGCCCTGGCCGCGGGGAACGAGTTCGCCATCAACGGCCACGAGAACCGCATCAACTATGTGGTCGGGAGCGGCCACGCGTACCGCGTGACGCCCAAGGGCGGATCCGAGGCGGTGGTTGCCATGGCCCGCGACGTCCAAGAACTCCTCGACGAGTTCGTGCGGGCCAACCATTGGCACAAGCGCCAGCAGGAGATCGTCCGCCGCCGCGACCGCGACGGCGAGATCTTCTTACGACTTTTTGTGGCGCCCGACGGCACGACCCGAATCCGCTTCGTCGAGCCGTCGCAGGTCGCCACGCCGCCACGCCTGGCCAACGACCCCTCAGCCAGCTTCGGCATCCAGACCGAGGCCGACGACGTGGAGACCGTGCGCGGATACTACGTCGACGGCCAGTTCGTCGACGCGGCCCTGATCCAACATCGCAAGGCCAACGTCGACGCCAATGTGAAGCGCGGCCTGCCGCTCTTCTATCCGGTCCGCAAGAACCTCCGCCGGGCCGAGAAGCTCTTGAGGAACATGAGCGTGGTGGCGGGCATCCAGTCGGCCATCGCCATCATCCGCAAGCACGGGGCGGGCACGCGGAGCACGGTGCAGCAATTTGTGCAGGGCCAGGCCGACGCCGCCGTCACCAGCCCGGCCACCGGGCGCACCGGCCTTTTTCAGCGCTATGCCCCGGGCACGATCCTCGACGCCTTCGCCGGCACCGACTACCAGTTCCCCGCCGCCTCCGTCGATGCCGCGCGCTACGTGGTGGTGCTCCAGGCCGAGTTGCGGGCCATCGCCTCGCGACTGGTGATGCCCGAGTTCATGCTCACCAGCGACGCCTCGAACGCCAACTATTCTTCGACCATGGTCGCCGAGGGCCCTGCCGTGCGGATGTTCGAGCGCTTGCAGCACGAAATGATCGAAGACGACCTGGGACTGCTCTGGCGCGTGGTCCACGCCGCCATCGACGCCGGGCGCCTGCCGCGGGAGGCGCTCTCGGAAGTCGACATCGAGGGGATCCCCCCGTCGCTTGCCGTGCGCGACCGTCTCAAGGACGCCCAGGCCGACCAGATCCTGGTCCGCAACCGCGCCATGTCCCCGCAAACCATGGCCGTCCGCCACGGGCTGGACGCCGAGAAGGAGCAACGGTTGATCGGAGGGGACTAGGGCTACACAGCGCTAGGTTCGCGGAAGAAAAAGGGGACTGGCTCCGTGGCGCAACCGGGCGTAGCAAAAGCCGAAACGTTGCCGCCACGGTGCCTGTCCCCTTTCGTCGGCTGCGTTTCCCTCGTTCCGAAGCTCTGCTTCCCGAGCTTGGGAACCAGGGAAAGAGCGGAGGGCGGCTGCCTTGAGGGGCTGTCACAACCTAACAGCCGGTGGCCGACAAGCCGACTTGAACAAGGCAACCCGCCCTGCTATAGTATACGCCAGTTCACATCACCGTCGTGTTGTGCACCATGGCTCAAGTGATTCCTATAGAGCGAAAATCGGCGGTGCTCACGCCCTCCAGCCTGGCGTGTCTGGCACGCGTTCCGACCGTCAATCTGACGGCGGGCTGCGCCCACGAGTGCCGCTACTGTTACGCCCGCGGCTACCTGACGCACCCTGGCGAGGGCAAAGTCAGATTCTACACGAATACGCTTGCGAAGCTGCGGGAGGAGTTGCGCCGCAAACGCAAGAAGCCCGCCATGGTGTATTTCAGTCCGTCGAGCGATCCCTTCCAGCCGGTTCCCGAAGTCCTGAACATGGCCTATGACGTGTTCAGGTTTCTCTTGGAGTCGGGAGTTGGCGTGGCTTTCCTCACCAAGGGGCGGATTCCCGAGCGGCACTGTAACCTTTTGGCCGCATACGCACCGCTGGTCCAGGGGCGGATCGGGCTGATTACTCTCGATCCCGCAGTCGCCGCCGCGTTTGAACCCGGCGCGGCCACGCCGGAGGTCCGGCTCGCGCAAGCGGCCGAGCTGATCGGCGCACACGTCCCCGTCGAGGCCAGGCTCGACCCGATCTTGCCCGGAGTGACCGACGGCGCGGACTGCCTGGACCCGCTCTGCGCGGCATTGGCCCGCATCGGCGTGCGCAGGATTGCCGCCAGCGTCCTCTTTCTCCGGCCGGCCCTGATCGGATCGCTGCGGCGGCACGTGAAGGACAAGGTGATGCTCAAGAGACTGTTGGGCCGCTTCGCTAAGGCCGAACCCCTGGCGATCCATGCGGCGGGCAGCCGAGTGCGAGCGCTTCCGACCGGTGTGCGTGTGGAGATCATGGAGCGTCTCAAGTCCATCGCACACCGTCACGGCTTGGAGGTCCTCATCTGTGCCTGCAAGAACCCGGACATCGCCAGCGGCTCCTGCCACATCTCGGGCCGCTGGCCGGCTGCGGCCCGCGGGAGCCAATTGGCGCTCTTCCAACCGTAGCATCCGTGCGGAAAGGTCGCAACGTGGACCGCATACGAAGGTACAACCAGCGCTTGCTGCGCAATGCATCGAGGGAGACGCGACTCATAACGTCGATCGACCTGACAGCAGGCCGCCGGATTGACAATTCGGTCGCGGCTGGTTACAGAAGAACAGTGAGTCCGGAACGCAGTGGCGCAGGAGCCGAAATATGGGACCCGTGACCTCAAAGAATGCCTATTATGTGAAGCTCGGTCGCAAGGGGATTTGGGAGGATTCGAGCATCAAGGCGAGCATCATCCGAATCGGGTGGTGCAAGCAAACGCTGGACGATATCAACAACGGGAGGTGGGACCAGATTCAAACGCAACTCGAAGACGAGGCCCGTAGCAGAGGCGCAGGCAAGGGCGAGGCGACGACCGACTGCCACGCGTTGAGGATGCTCTGCGAGTCGACAGGCGACGACATCTGGATGACATTCTACAAGAGCCACTTGTGGTGGTGCAAGGTTATCGATCCGGGCCCGGACATCCGCGAGGATGGAACATCAAAATACCGCAAAGTCGCCGGTTGGCGCAAAGAGGACATTTTCGGTGGCGCTCTGTTGACGGCCCAACTGCCCGGTCGAATCGCCAAAGTGCAGAGGTTCTCAGGAACCATCTGCAGGGTCAGAGAGGTTGACGAACTCCGGCGACTCATCAACCGAGAGCCCAGCCCAGAGCACACGGCGATAATGCACTTAAAGGATGGGCTGTGCCGGCGTGTTGAGGACGGGCTGCGCAGACTTCATTGGAAGGATTTCGAGACGCTGGTTGATCTTGTCTTCCGAGCGAGTGGGTGGCGGAGAGTCTCTCTCGTCGGTGAGACGATGAAGTTCTCCGACATAGAACTCGAAGAGCCGATTACCGGCGAGGCGTACCAAGTTCAGGTGAAGTCAGCAGCAACCAGCCGCGACCTTCAGGATTATGCCGATACCTTCGCGGGCGGGAAGTACCGCAGACTCTTCTTTGTGGTGCATACCCCTGACAAAACCCTCGCGGACATCTCACAGCCGCACGACAGCCCCGTGCAACTGGTTCTGCCAGGGCGGCTGGCAGAAATGGTGGTTGAGCTCGGACTGCTCAACTGGCTGTTGAACAAGATCAGATGAGGGCTGGGTTCGTGCCGTATGGTTGGGGCCTTCCGTTGAATCGGTGCATGGCGCGGATACGCCGGTTCCGGTGGGGAATCGTCGTGCGGGAGATCGAACGTGTCAAGTAATCGTAGCGACAATCGGCGGTGCCTGTTCAATTTCAGAATACGGCTGGAACCGGTCTTGGTCAGCGCGTGTCTGCTCGGCATCCCCTGCCGTTGGCACGGGCGCAGGCCGAAGAGGCGGGAGGAACTCATCAAGCGACTCGGGCAACGATATGTTCTCGTGCCGATCTGCCCCGAGCAACTCGGCGGTATGCCGACGCCGAGAACGAGCGAGACGCTTCACGGCACGGGGGCTCAAGTCCTCGATGAGGGGCTGCGGATCATTGCCCCGGAGACGGGCGAAGACGTGACCCAGTTCCACGTCAACGGGGCGCGGTACGCTTTGGAAATCGCGGAGATCATCGGCGCCCGACGCGCGTATCTCAAAGGCGGAAGCCCCTCCTGCGACCGCCAGGGCGTGACGGGTGAAGTCCTCACGCGCGGCGGCGTCAAGGTGATTCGGGTCGGTTGAACCACGGCAGGCATTTGCAGAACCAGGGTGTTGCGATGAGTGCTCTTGCTCGACGAGCCGCTGGCCGACCTGGAGCCGTTCCCGCGCGTTAGGAGCGACCAAAGACCAACTAGCGTCTTTGTCAACTTGGGTGGCATGCCGTCACTCGGCGCAGCCGAGGGTCGGCATGGATGCCTTCATGGCGGCTTCCATGCTCACCCGACGCTTCGCGTCGTGAGAGCATGCCACCCAATCCCGACAGTGTGTTCATTGGCCGATCCTTAGGGAGCCACGCGACGACGTGGGTTCTCGCCTCTGGGAAGAATGCCCAAAATTCTGTCTTGAAAATGGGCCACTGGTCCCGTATCGTGGGGTGCATGACGATCACGCTCAATCACACCCCGAGCAACCAGGAGAAGATGGCCCTGCTCAAGGCGGCCCTCGGCGAAATCCTCGCCGAAGTGCTCAGGCGGGGCTTCCACGGCACGGCAGCGATCGAGGTGAGCGTCCAGGACGGGACGATCCAGCACATCCGCCGCAAGGTGGAGAGGATCGAGAAGTGAAGGATGAATGATGAGGGATGAATGATGAATAGACCAGCGGTCTTCGACCGCTCGATTTCTAATCCCTAATCCCTAATTCCTAGTTCAAGCCGGGTATCGGACGAGCTTGCCTTGCGGCGGGTATCGTGAAGAGCCCATCGAGAACCGACACGGTTCCCGGTGGGCTCTTTGTTTGTACTTGCGGAGAGGACGAGACCATGCCGGAAATGCTTCAAGAGTACGTCGACTCGCGCGGGGTTGCCATGCGGGTCGATCGCGCGGCGGGCGTGATCCGCGGCGTGAAGATCCTCGGGCTCCAGTCGCGCAACGGCCGGGCCTACCTGCCCGACGCGCTCGTCGAGGCCGCCCCGCTCTATGAGCACGCCAAGGTGAATGTGAATCATCCCAAGGGCGGCCCGCACACGCCGCGAGACTACCAGGATCGCTTGGGCGTGATCCGCAGCGTCGCGGTTCGGCCGGGCGAGGGACTCTTTGGCGACCTGCACTTCAATCCCAAGCACGCCCTGGCCGAGCAGTTGATCTGGGATGCGGAGCACAGCCCGGAGAACGTGGGGCTCTCCCACAACGTGGAGGCGCGCACCAGCCGTAGCGGCGATCAAGTGGTCGTGGAGGCGATCCTCCGCGTCGAGAGCGTCGACCTCGTGGCCGACCCCGCCACGACTCGGGGGCTCTTTGAGTCCGCCAGCGCGGCTTGTGGCACAGCCGCCCCCGGCTGTGCCGGGAGACTCCGCACAGCCGAGGGCGGCTGTGCCACATCAAGGGATGGGCACTCCCCTGCCGCAGATTCGGCCGCTGCGACCGTGCCGGACCCGCTCGGCGAGCTGACCTTGGAATCACTGAAACAACAGCGGCCGGACCTGGTGGAGGCGATCGGCCGGGAGGCCGCGGACGAGCTGGCCCGGCTCCGGGCGGAAGTGGGCCGCTTCGAGGCGGCCGACGCCCTCCGGCAAAAGCAGCTCCGGGCAAGGCAACTGCTTAACGAGTTCCACCTGCCCGATCCCGATCAAGCGGACGGTTGGGCCAAAGCGCTGGTCAGCCCCCGGTTTTTCCAGACCCTTTTGGAATCGCCCAACGAGGAGGCCATGCGGCAGATCGTCGAGGAGCGGGCCGCGCTGGCGCGGGGCATGGCGGCCCTCGGCCCTGCCGAACGATGCGCCGAAGCCCGGCCGCTCTCCCGTGACCAACTCACGCTCGACCTCGCAGGCCCGCGAGATGCCAAGGCCTTCGTGGCGGCGATCACGTGAAAGAAGGGGTTAGGGGTCAGGGGTTAGGGGCTAGGGACTTTCGATTGGTGATCGAATGGCAACGTCCCAACCGCCAACCGCTAGCCCCCAGCCCCTATCCCCTGACCCCTTCCCCCTAACCCCTATCCCCTGATTCGGAGAAGAACCCCATGAGCGACAAGATGCGTTGGAGGTATGGCGACACGAACCCCGTGGTCGCCGCAGTCGATTCGGCCACGGTGATCGAGATCGGCGACCTGGTTTACCAGGACGCCGACGACGCGAAGCCCGCCTCGTCCCAGGCCGATCAAGGCTCGGAGACCGCCAACCAGGAGCTGTTTGCCGACAAGTTCCTCGGGGTGGCCATGCAGCGGAGCCGCGCCGGCGACACCAGCCCGATTCGCGTGGCGACCACGGGCGTGTTCGAGTTCGATTGCCCGAGCGGCACCTTCGAGCTGGGCGACCTCGTCGGCGCCGATGAAAACGCGGACGGCGACGCCCTCCTGAACCAGCAGGTGGCCAAGGTCTCGGCGAGCAAGTACGCCGTCGGCCGCATGGCCAAGCGCGTCACCCCGGCCGCGACCGCCGCGCTGGTCGACATCCGCTCGACCATCATGACCGGCGGCGTCGAAGGCTCCAGCCCGAGCGGAGTCTAAAAGAGATGAGAGATGAGGAATGGGGGTGAATAGTAGAGGAGTAGAGGAGAAGAGGAGTGGAGGAGCAGGCGAACAGCGGATCTCTCTTCACTCCCCCACTCCCCCACTCCTCCACTTCCCCCCATCTGACGACCGATTACTGGATACTCACGACTGACCTGAAGGAGGTTCCTTCCGTGGCAACGATTCGTTATCGAGAACTGCGGCGCCGGTACCAGTTGGACGGCCCGGAGAAGACGGTCAGGCACCTGAGCGAGGCCCTCGCCCAAGGCGACCTGAAGCCCGACGATTTCAGCATCCGCGACCTGGCCGAAGGGCTGGTGCCCGAGGGGCACGAGTGGGTCCGGACCATGGATCCCCGCAACCCCGGCGGCGTGAGCCTGCTGGAGGCGGGGGAAGCGGTCGATGTGACCGCGTTCCTCAACGTCACCGGCCAGGTGATCTACTCGAAAATCCTCGAGGCGTACACCCAGGAGGCGTTCGTCGTCTCGAAGCTCGTCAGCACGATCCCCACGCGGCTCGACGGCGAGAAGATCCCCGGCGTCGGGCCGGTCAAGGACGAGGCCACCGAGGTCCACCCGGGAATGCCCTATCCGCACGTCGGCTTCGGCGAGGACTACATCGAGACCCCCTCGACCACGAAGCACGGGCTGATCGTGGCGGTCACGCGCGAGGCGATCTTCTTCGACCGCACGAACCTGGTCCTGAGCCGGGCCGCGGAAGTCGGGGAGGTGCTCGGCCTGAACAAGGAGAAACGCCTCGTGGACCTCGCGATCGGCGCGACCAACAACTACAAGTGGAAGGGGACGACGTACGACACCTACTACGCCTCGGGTGGCGGCGGGCCGTGGGTCAACGAGCTCGCCGACAACGAGCTGGTCGACTGGACCGACGTCGACGCCGCTGAGCAGCTCTTCGCCGACATCCTCGATCCCAACACCGGCGAGCCGGTCCTCGTCCGGCCCGACACGATCCTCGTGATGCCGGCGTATCGCCACGCGGCCGCGCGGGTCATCAACGCCGCCGAGATCCACTACACCGCCAGCGGCCAGCCGACCACCACGTACTCGCGGAACCCGCTGGGCAACTACGGGGTGACCGACAGCCGGCTGGTCTATCGCCGCATCATCGCCTCCGGCGTGGCCGCCGACACGGCCAAGAAGTGGTGGTTCGTCGGCGACTTCAAGAGGGCCTTCGCCTACATGGAGAACTGGCCGATCACCGTGACCCAGTCGCCGCTGGGGAGCGAGGCCGACTTCAACCAGGACATCGTCGTCCGCTTCAAGGCCAGCGAGCGAGGCGCAGCCGCCGTGATCAATCCCCGCTACGTCGTCAAGTGCACGGGATGAGGAAAAGGATGAACGATGAAGGATGAAGGATGAAGGAACGAGACGCAAAGACGCGGAGAGGGGAGATGCGGAGAACAAACGAACGATTGCGTACGCGTCTCGCAGTCTCCCCCTCTCCGCGTCTCTTGATCTCTCATTGCTCGTCCACGGCCGATCAATCTCCGACCTCCGACCTCCGATCCCTAACCCCTAACCCCTGACCCCTACTCCCTGCCATGTCCACCGAAATCCTCGTCAAACAAGGGACCGCGAAGGTCTGGAAGGCCGCAGGAGGCGACTACGCGATCACTCTGGCCAGCCTGGCCAGCCAGGCGGGCCGCATGGGCCAGAAGGCCGATCTGGCCGACACCGGCGGGCGATTCGCTGCCCGCTGGGCCGTTGCCGTGGAGCTGAACATGGACGTGGCCCCGGCGGCCGGCAGCGTGATCGAGATTTACTGGGCCCCTTCCCGCGACAGTACTTCGTTTCCCGGCGGTGTAACCGGCGCGGATGGCTCGTACAAGCCCGGCGAGGAGGATGAATGGAAGAAGCAACTCCTCCTGGTCGGCTGCCTGGTCCTGACCGCGGACGCCGACGCTGTGGTCCAGACCCAGGTCTTCGAGTTCTGGCCCCCGGCCCGCTACGGCTGCCCCGTCGTCGTCAACAAGTCCGGCCAGGCCCTGGAAGGCGACGACGACTCGCACCGCATTACGCTTGTGCCGCTCCTGGACGAAATACCATGAGAAGAAGGGAGACGCTGAGATGGGGAGTGGAGGAGTAGAGGAGTAGAGGAGACAAATGCGACGTCGATTGTTCTCTCTCCCTCTCTCCTCCTCTCCCCCACTCCCCTACTCCTCCACTCCCCACTCCAATATCCGACCAACGCCCCCCAATCCCTGGTCCCAGGCCATGATCGCCACACTCCGCCGCTACAAACCGAACCCCGCCGTGAGCCTCCCCAACACGCCGCGGGTCAACCGGGCCTCGCCGCAATCGCGGGGATTGGTTGCGTGGTGGCCGTTGAGTTGGTGTACGGGCAACGCGGCGCCGGACGTATTCGGGGCGGGGCACGGCACGGCCGCAGAAATGGAGTGGCGTGTCGACGCCACGTTCGGCGCGACGCCGCAGTTCGACGGTAGCAGGGAAATCATCTTCTCCGATACGCACCTCCCGGCCGGGGCGTCGCCGCGAAGCCTCTGTGCCTGGGTCAGTTTCAGCGAGCTTCCCGTCTATCCGAGTACCTGGGGAGCCTTGTTCTACGGGTCGAACAGCTACGATCACGGCCTGATGATCGGGGCCGGGAATCAAGACCGGTGGAAAGTCCCCGGTTGCCTCGGCATGAGTCAATGGGGACAAGAACTGATAACGCCCCAGCCCTACAACGACGGCGCATGGCACCACCTGACGGCCACCTTCGACGGCGCAGTCTGGTCGGTCTACGTCGACGGAACGCTGGAGAACGCCAAGGCCCTGCCCACGGACACCCAACCCGGCACCGGACGCATCGGGAGCCTCAACTGGGGCCCGGAGTTCTACTGGAAAGGATTCATCCGCGACGTGCGGGTCTACGGGCGGCAGCTTTCGGCGGCCGAGGTCCGGTCGCTCTACGATCCGGCCACCCGGTTCGACCTCTGGTTGCCCCAAAAGCAGTGGCTGGCAAGATCAACCGCCGGTCCGCCGTACCTCGTCGGCGCAGGCCAAGTCTACGTGACTGGCCAGAACGGCGGCCAAGTGCAATCCGCCGGTGCGGCTGCCGGCGAGGTGACGATGCCCGGCGCCTTCGCCGGCGAGGTGAGGTGAGGCGGACGCACTAGGCAGTACGCAGCAGGGAGCAGGCAGTAGGCAGGAGAGAGTCCAGAGGCTGTCCGAGAAGTCTCCCCTCTCCCTTTGGGAGAGGGGCAGGGGGTGAGGGCATCGCGAAGGTGCGAACGAGAGAAAGTCGCCTCGCCGCCGAACGGCCCTCACCCTAACCATCTCCCAAAGGGAGAGGGAGCCAGAATGCAGAAGTCCCGTAAGCACGCAGATTCGGATCCCCGACCTCCGACCTCCAATTCCTAGCCCCTAGCCCCCGACCTCTAACCCCTGATTCCTTCCATGCCCGACGCACAGGACATCCAAGGCACGGTATTCAAGAACGGTTCGGCCATCCTCTTGGCGCGGGTGGTCGGAGCCGGCGGCGCGGCAATTACGCGGGCCGAGGTGGCCACGATTCGTTACACCGCGTTCCTGCTCGACGACCAGGACCCCGATCAGCAGGCGCCCCTGGACGGGCACGTCGGAGTCTCGATTCCGGTCGCGGACACGATCTACGACACCCTGCAAACCGACGCCATCTGGACTCGCGACACGATCGGCTACAACTTCAAGCAGGCCCTGGACGTCTCGTCGCACCAGGCGTTTCCGATGGCGGGCCGCTCCTACCGGATTCTGTACGAGCTGACCCCGACCAGCGGCCAGATGATCCTGGTGCGATTCCGCGTGCATGCCATTTAGAGGGCGGAGCGAAGAGGGGAGTAGCGGAGCAGGGGAGTGGAGGAGTGGAGGAGCGGAGGGGAACTCGCCAATCATCTGCTCCTTCACTCCTCTTCTCCTCTACTCCTCCACTTTTCCAATATGGAGCCAGCCATGCCGAGCGATTTGGAGCAGATCCGGGCGATCAAGAGCCAGACCCTCTCACGCATCGCCGAGCTGACCGCCCAGCCGAAGCCGACGTACGACATCGACGGGCAGAGAGTCTCCTGGAACGAGTACCTGGCCCGGCTCCGGGCGACGGTCGACTGGTGCGACCGGCAACTAGCCGGCCAGGAACCGATCGAAATCCACTCGCAGGGAGTTACCTGATGACGGAAGAGGTTCCTGACACTTTTTCCCGGTCCGATACAGGCATCAAGAATGTTCGACCCGAGCGATGATTTCGTGAGCGTGACCGATGCCCTGGAGGCGGTAGCCGTGAGGCGGCCGGGCAGCTCGACCGCCACCGCGGTGGCCCACGCGCTGCGGCACGCGGTGCTGACGCGCGAGGCCGAGCGATCGAACGGCCGTTACACGGCGGGCGACGTGGTGTGGCACCTCCCGGCCGTTGAGATGGCGGAGCCGCCGCGGCCCGGCGACGTGATCGTCGATGCGGCCGCCCAGCGATGGACCGTCCTCGAAGTGGCCCAGGCCACGCTCCGCAGCCGATGGCGGTGCGTGGCTCGAAACCTGGCGGTGTTCCACGGGCTGGACGATTACATCGACCTGGAGAAGGCCGAGTTCGCCAAGGGCGACGGCGGGGCCGGGGAGCCGACGTGGCATGTGTGGAAGGCCGGACTCCGCGCGAGGATCCAGCCGGCGACGGCCGACCTCCAGGCGGACCACGACCGGCAGGGCATCGCCGCCCGATTCAAGGTCTTCCTCGCCGACGAGGCGCCGATCGACCATACGCTGCGGATCCGCGGCCCCGGCGGCGAGATCTACACGATCACCGGGTACCAAAAGGCCGACGCGATTGACGCACTGTTGGAGATCGACGCATTGCGCGTGATTTGAGGACGGTACGCTACGGCCGTTGCCAAAGGGTTCAGGGTTCAGGGTTTGAACACAACGTCGATGGGAAGTCACGCGCTGTACGCGTGGAGGCCGCAGAGGATATGCGATGAGCCACAGAACGTCGATGTGAAGTCCTGAACCCTGAACCCCGAACCCTGAACCCCAACCCCCGGCCCCTCCGTTGGAGTCCCCTCGATGAACCTGGAACAAGCGATCCACCAGCGCTGGGCGGCCGCCGCCGCCCTTTGCCAGTTGCTGCCGGCGGATCGGCTGCACACCGGCTTGGCGCGGGGAACCGGCACGCCGTACGCGACGCTGTCGCGTAAGCCGGGCCGCACCCTCTTCCGCACCAACGCCGGCGACGCGCTGGAGGACGTGCCGCTGGTGATCCACGTGTGGCACGACCGGTTCGACGCCGGCCAGGCCGTCGCCCAACAGGTGCAGTCCGTCTTCGACCGCAGCGACTTTCCGCTGAGCGACGGCGGCCGCGTCGTCCAGATGCGCCGCGCCGGCGAGTCGGTCGTCGAGCACGACGACGGCGTTTGGCAGTGGGCGATCGAGTTTTCCGTGCAAGTGCACCTCCCCTCCGGACACTAATCCATGACTACCACGCTGCGAAGCAGGATCGACGTACAACTCGGTTGGACCTGGCGCGACCGTTTCGGCCCGTTCACAATGACCGACGACAATCGGCTGCACTTCAACAAGGAGCTGGCCGACGGGGTCGAGTCCGGCCAGGCCGACGTGGTCTGGCACGCCGGCGACCTGACGCTGCCGGCAGGGCAGTCGACGACGCTCGAGCTGGCCGCGCTGGGCCAAAGCGTCTTCGGCGATATGATCGTGATCTCCCTGGCCCGGGTCAAGGCGATCCTCGTCGTCAACAAGAGTGCGGCGACCGGCGCGTGCCTGCTGTTGGGCGGCGCAGGGGTCGACGAGTGGTGCGCGCCGTTCGGCATGCTCGGCGACACCGTGAAGGTGATGCCCGGAAGCCCGCTGCTCTTGGCCAATCTCCTCGAGGGCTGGGACGTGGAGTTCGGCCACGAAACGCTCCGGCTCGAGGCGGTCGGCGGCGACGTCGTCTTCGACATCGCGATCCTCGGAACCACGTCGGCGGGCGATAGCGACTCGTCTTCCTCGGGCGTGCCGAGTTCTTCCTGGGAATGAGGAGACCACGCTCATGGCGACCTTGAGCGGCAAGAGCGGAACGCTTCGGATCGGCGGCGCGACCGTGCTCCACGTGAGCCGCTGGCAGATCGAGAAGCGGGCCCAAAACAAGGCCTATACGGCCAACGACACGGGCGGCGCGAAGAAGCGGGTCCCCGGGGCCAAGGACTGCACGGGGCTCCTGGAGATCAAGGCCACCGACGCGGACCCGATCCCCGTCGCCGAGGGCGACGCCGTGGCCCTCGCCCTGCACGCCGACAGCACGCAGCAGAACTACTACGAGCTTTCGGCAATCGTCGACGCGATCCACACGGAGGTCGACATCAGCGACGGCAGCCCCGTGGCCTACCTGATCGACTTCTCCGGCAACGGACCGATCACCGCCCACGGTATCCTGAGGCGAAATTCCTAACGCAAGTCAATCCACAATGACCAAGCCCCAATGACCAACGGGGCACAAACGCACACGCCATTCAGAACGCTTTGGATAGCGATTGGTCATTGGGATTTGGTCCTTGGTCATTCCCGTTCAAGGTGATTCCTATGACGGTAGCTTTCAAAGAACTCGGCGGCTCGCCCGTGGAGAACTACACCTCCGACGGTTTCCAGGCCGAACGCGTGTTTCTCATCGCCTGGGAAGACCGTGACGCGTTTGCCACGGAGATCCTGGGCCAAGCAGCCGACTACGGGGCCACGCCATCGCTGAATTATCCCGGGAAGACGGCGGTGTTTGCCACGAGCGTCCGCTTCGAGCCGTTCGATCCCGACAACCCCGACCCGCAGGTCCTCACTGACCTGGCCGAGGGGCTCAACAGCTACAGCCATTCGTTCGCCAAGGCGACGGTCGCCTATGAGACGCTCACCGAGGAGGATCGGTCCGACGGGCCCGAGGCCGAATCGGGCACCCAGATCACGTACCGCATGGAGTACGACGCGGAGGAGTTGGAGATCACGCCCCGCGCCTGGAAATGGGCCGACAACCTGAGCCTCGCCGTGCCGGACGACCTGGAGCTGATCAAGACCGTGCCCGTGACCGACCACCTCTTGACCTGGCACCAGGTAATCCGCCCGCCGTGGGACACCATCCGCAGTCTCCAGGGCAAGGTGAATTCGGGCACGTTTTTGGGCTGTCCGGAAGCCACCGTCCTGTTCCGCGGGGCCACGGCCAACAAGCTCTACCGGAGCAGCTTCGAGGCCGGGGCCTCGGAGTTCTGCTGGGAGATCCTGTACGCCTTTCGCGAGCGGGCGATCAAGTTCGACGGCCAGGTGTACGGCTGGAACCACTACTACCGCGACGATCCGCCGGGCTGGGTGGAACTGACCCACGGCTCCGACCGCATGTATGACCTGGCCGACCTTGCGACGCTCTTCCAGCAGAGCGGAAGCTAG